TGCGCACCAGCACCCGACGCCGACCCGCCCGTGTGGAACGCGCGCATCACCATCTGCGTGAGCGGCTCAGAGAGAGACTGCGCGGAGTTGACGCCCGCGTTCTCCCCAATCGCGTAGTCTTTACCGCGCTCATTGAAGCCCGCGCACTTCTTGCACACGCCCTTCGTTGCCTTACAGGTCATCGGGCTGCGGACAATGACGGACGGGTAGTGCTTCCTCAGCACCTTTAGCACTGCGCCGTCGATCAGCGTGTTGTTTTTATAGGTGGTGTCGCCGCACTCAACGGGACCAATCAGGTAGCGACCTTCCGCGTCCACGTCTGACGTGTTAATCGGGACACCCTTCGTGGTCCCGCAGTCATCTGTCGCGACGACGGTGCTGATGGATAAGTTAATGAGATCTTTTGCTTTGGCGCCAGGCTCGCTCGTGCCGGCCACACGCGCAAGCGTACCTGTGCGCACGCCGGGTATGCTGTCCCAGAAATCCGAGATCTTCAGCCCCTCGCTATACGACTTACGAACGGGATCAGGGACCACCTTGCCGTCACCGTCAACTACCTGTAGTGGCGACGCGATGATCTGCTCGATCTGGTTGTACTTGCTCGCGAGCGCTCCGCTCTTCTTGCTCATACGCCACGCACGGTTATCGGAGGTCGACAGCCTCTCGGCGAGCTCAGAACGAATAGCCGCCGCCGCTACACCGTACTCACGCACCTTGTCAGCGTCCGTCACGTTCTTTGTCTGCGCAAGTCGCGCGTCTGCTGCTGCGAGGTGCTTGTCACGTATGTCGCTGTGAGCGACAAAGTCCTCCAAGCCGTAGCTCCACGCCTTTTCGTGCGCGTACTTATTGCCGAGGTCTTTCCAATCATCAACGAGGTTGGGGTAGAGATCCGGCCGCTCCTTAGCGATCTGCGTCAGTACCGTGTTCATGCGCTTCTTGTCCAGCTCGGGCCCGTACAGGATATCCTGCCCAAGCTGTGCGTCCTTGTACTCCTTGGGCATGGCGTCGTGCAGCATGATTCGCCCGATTGTTGTACGCTTGCCGTTTAACTCGAACACATCTCCGATATCGAGCTCGCCCGCCTTTAGCTTGAGATACGCCTCCGCTGCGCTCATCTTTAATGTCGTCTGTCGCGCGAACTCCGTGAGCTGCCAGATGCCGTACGCGGCATCCCACTCTGGCGTGTTCATGACCTGAAAGCCCTTTGCGCCAAAGAGGTTCTTGCTCGGCAACATGCGCTTGGCGTCCTCGCGCGCCTCGTCGGAGGACGGGACCCACACGGCCATCGTGTCTCCGTCGAAGTCCGCGTTGAAACCACCGCACACCAGCGGGTGTATCTGTATTGACTTACCCTCGACAAGCTTAGGATAGAACGCGAGCACGCTGTGCTTATGCAGCGCGGGGTCGCGCTTGAGCAGTACGGGGCGCTCTTGAACAGCCTGGTCTAGCGCCGTGCGGACCGCGGGACTGAGCGGATCCTCACTGTAGATCTTAGCAGCCGCGAGCGTGGTGTAGCCCTGCATGCGCAGATTTCGTATAATAAACGGACGGTACACGTTCATTGCCATCTTACGCGGCAGCCCAAGTTGATCTAGCCTCAGCTCGGGCTCGGGGGTAATCACGGAGCGACCACTTAAGTCTGAGCGCCGCTTTATGAGTTTCGCCTGGAAGAAACCCTCCTTTGCCTGCTTATGCCCGCCCCCGCCCTCTTTCGGCTGCACAGCAGATTGCAGAAGCGAGTTCATGGGCGCGCCCTTGTTGTCCATGGCGCCGTCGATGAACGCCTCGCGCACCTTGTTGTACAACTTGTACGCCGCATCCATCTTATCTTCGGGCAGCGCCTCCTTCGGTATTTGACCGATCAGGTCGTTCGCGATGCCGACAGCCTTGTACATCTGATTGATGTCAACGGTGTCAATGTCACCGGCCGCCCCAACATCAGACGAGAGCGCGATGGGACGCATCCTCGGTGGTAGCACAGGCAAGAACCGCATTGTGTACGCGCCGTGCGGGGTCAAGTTCAGGCGCTTGAGGTTGTTCAGCAGCTTCAACTTTCGGTAGCACAGGTCTCGGTCAGTCTTTCGCGCCGATTTAAGCTGCTCAGTCGCCGCAGCGATCTCTTTGTCAACGTCCATCGACTTGAGCGCTTTGATGATGCTGTCCATACCCTGCCCGCCCCCAAAGTCTAGCGTGCCACGCATAAGCTCTGTCGTCTTGCTGGCTGGAACATTCAGCAACGTCGCGACGCTGCTCTCGAACACGGGATTTACGATAGGGGTGGCGAGCTTAATATGTCCCCAACGCGTACTGTCGCGCTCTCCCTCTGGGAAGTCGAACAGGCCACCCTTCTCCACAGACGCGTCCTTGCCGCGCAGCATGCGGTTTGGTTTAGTCACGACATGCGGACACTGCCTTAGCACATCCGCGTCAGTCATCGGCACAAGCTGATACTCGTCTCCGTTCTTGACCGGATCGACGCCCATCGCCTTTAGATAGCTAAAGAACTTGCGCGTAGTGAACGTCGGTTTGGCGCTCGGGAGCGGCAGCCCGTGCATAATCGCGTTCCAGTAGTCATCAGAGTCGTACTCGCCCGGCTTCTCTGCGACCTCATAGGTGGAGTGGTGGGTTTGAAGGTCACGTATAAACGCGCGGGCGTTATGCCCTAGCAGCGCGTACATACCTAGCGCGCCCATGGACTGCCCGCCAGCGGGCGCTCCAGAGACAGGCTGGTTATTGATATCGTATTTGTACCCAGACTGCCCTGGCAGCACACCGCCAGGTCGCGCGGTCATCTTCTTATCTACTTGGTGCGTCAGCTTATAGATGTACTGCTTTCCGCTGATGATGGAGCCGAGAGCCTTGCTCGTCTTGGGGTCGTACGCGATGTCTTGATCAGACACGCCGTGCCGCTTCATCTCATCGAGCAGCTCACGCATGCGGTCGTTCGACTTGCGGTCAAAGTTGTTCACCACATAGGGCTTGCCGGTCTTCTCCGCGATCTTTGACGCACCGAGCTCCATGAGCTGCCCGATATTAATACGACCGGGCATGCCCGCTGGGTGAAGTGCGACCTCGAGGTGCGTGCGATTGCCGTTCGCGTCGGTGCCGACAAAGGGCATCTCGTGGTTCTCGAGTATCTTCGTGATGATGCCCTTATTGCCATACCTGCCCGTTAGTTTGTCGCCGATCTTCATGGGCTCCTGCGTGCGCACATAAACGCGAACGTTCTTCCCTGTCTTGACCACGCGCGACACAACGCCCACTGACTCCTTCTCCCACGACTCCTCTGCTCCGCGCCACGCGGACTTAATCTTCGTAGCGCGCATGAGTGTGGCGCGCGTTGGGTCATTGTCGGTCTTTCTGCAGGCCGCGATCAGGATCATTCCCTCGCGCACCTCGGACCCAACGGGTATGACGCCATCCGCGTCGAGCGCCTCGAAGTTCTCGTAGTTCTGCACAGAGCGCGGACACATGACGCGGAACAGGTCTTTCGAGACCACTGACGATCGATCTTCGAGCTTGTCTAGTAGGGCGGGCGTGAGCTTCGTGCCGGCCGCGATCGCGTTGTCGCACTCAAACGTGTACATGTGCTCCGACGTGAGCTTCTCGGACGCGGAGCGCGAGATGACGATACCGTCCTCATAGTTGTACCCACGCATTGGGATATAGCCGACTCGCAAGTTTACGCCGAGCGCGAGAGTGCCGTTTCGGGTGTAGTTCGTGTCTGCCAAGACCTGTCCGCGCTTGACCGAGTCACCCACAGCGACAAGCGGCTCATGGTTTAGCAGCGCCTTCGTGTCGTTCGTTGGGAAGTTGTGATACTTCTCGATCTTCACAACCTTGTTGTCTACGCCACGGATATGGATCTCGTCGTCGGTGATCTTGACGACTGTTCCGTCTACTGGGCTAGGCAGGCAGTTTACTCGACCTACTGCTCCCTCCATCGTGACATTGGGGTCGTTCTCTTTAGCGATCTGGACAAGCGGCTCCTCTCGGTTCGACAACGAGACGGCTTGGTTGGCCATCTTGGTTCCGATCATGATGCGGTTGCCGTTGTTGTTGTTGAGGAACGGCATCAGGTTCGTGCCAAGACCGAACTGCTCCTGCGAAAGCGCCATCACGTACTGACAGTCTTTGAGCGGGACTGACTTTGCGCCGCCGCGCGGCATTGACGCACGGACGAGCTCCTTGAGCGCGCGAGGTTTACCATTGACGAACTCGACATCGTCCGGAAAAGCCACGATGCTCTGGTCTGCGGTGAGCGGGTCAACCTCGACGAACTCCCCCCTCTTCATGTCGTACATGCGTGCGTGGAGGCGATCGTCCTTCTTACCGGCGCCCAAGGACATGAGCAGCATGAGCCCCGTAGTGCTCTTCTCGCCGGTGTCCACTGGATCGAGGAAACCTATATGGCTTGAGTGCGCGTGCTGCGCAGTTCCGAGCTGCATACCCGGCCCGACACCGATACCTCCCATCCCTTTCACCGTCGTCATCCTATAGTTCGTCATCGTAGCGAGCGGGTTCGTCATATCCGCCTCGTTCACGAGCTGCGTCTCTCCGCCCTGCTTGAAGAACGCCGTGATATTCCTATTGAGCGCGTTGTTCGCTACTTCGACAGATGTGCTGTCGGGGCGCATGCGGTTCTTGACGCGCTGCTGAATATCGTACGACGAGCGCATTAAGTAGTCGTGCAGCAGCTCCCCCGGCGAGAGGAGCTTCTTATGGCCGATGTTGTTATACGACGTGGCGGCCACCTCGCCCTTGCTCACGCGCACCAGCTGTTGTCCTGCATCGATTAGGCAGTCGGGTGTAAGCGCGGTGTGCGCTCTGCCTAGGACGTCGTTCGTGATACGCGGATCCATCGTGTAGGCGCTGAGCTGTTGAAATATAAACGCCGCCGCGTCACGCGCGGTCGTGATCGGTGTCTCTGTTTTTACCATCTTGCGCGCGATCGCGATGACGGCTGCGTCGCGCAGCGCGTCCTTCTTGCGCGTCTTGTTCGCGTCAACTAGCGGACGGCCCCACGCCGCGGCGATCTGGTCATCGGTCTTACCCGCTGCGGAGAGCAGGTCGTACAGGCTGATACTCGAGTCACTGCCGCGCACCGGTTTAATTGTGATCTGGTAAGTGATTGGGTCGAACTTCATCTTGAGCTGCCCGAGCCGCTCATTCGCCGCCACGGCCTCTATCTCGCCTCGATCAGAAACGCGGGTATATACACCGGACATACGACGGAACTGGTGCTGTATCTGGTACTCACGGCCGCCGACGATATAAGTGAGCCGCTGCGTCATGTGTGGCAGAGACCCGATCACGACGCGCCCCTTGTTTACTGTTTTCCCTGCGAGGTCCTGTAGCTCCGCGTCCGCGTAAACCTTTATAGCCCACGTACCGCCAGCCTCTTTCACTGCGCGCTGCTGCGCGAACGCAACAGCGCTCGCGCCTTGCTCGAAGGTCACATTGTGTATCAGCAGCTTCCTGTGAGTGCTCTGGAGGCCGTTCAGCAGATCCTTAACCGCCTTAGCGACCTGTGTCTTCATGTCGTTAAAGCCGTCTATCGGATTAAAGCTACCTATCGATGACATGTGCCGGCTCCTCAAAGTGCGCGCTGTTTCTGTGATAACTATATACACTCAAAGCGCATCACGCGCTAGAAAGGTTGAACCACCATGGACGAGTGGGGAACCGACGATCAGTACTTCCAGTACTGATTGATCCAACCTTGACGCGCGTTGCGTCTTTTTAGCTCTGACGGGTGCGAATTGCGAGCGGGTTGGGGTGATAATCTATTGAAAGGAGAACGCCATGTCACGCGATCTTACAACTTTTGTCTACTCTGCTGTCGCAGGGGCGCTCGCCGCCATTACCTATCTCATTGCACAGGAAATCAAGTATGCGGAAGCACAGCAGCGCAGAGCTCTTGAAGATGCTCGTACCCGTTACGCCGCCGCGCAGCAGCACAACGGGTGAGCCTCCTCCGAGCGCCCCATGCGCGGTTGCGCCGAGCGGGCGCTGCGGTCATCTGCAGTGTGAGTCCTGCGCGCTTGTGCCGGGAGATCTGTGGATTTGCCTATGCTGTGTAGAAGCTCTCCCAGCCTCAATTGAGGTGCTGGCGTTCTACGCCGATCATTCTTGTCAACTCTGCGGCGCGTTGCCGCTGCTGACACTAAGGGTTAAACTATGCGAGTAAAGTGCGAGGATGCGTGTCTTCGGTGCGGCGGGTCTATCAGTGCGCTCCAGAACCCAACTGAGCGCCGCGACGCTTTTATTGTGACGGGTTGTCAGTCCGACGATTGGAGGAATGCTGACATCCAGCAAACGTCTACGCGCGCCGCGCAGCTGTCGCTCTGCGACGAATGCTTCTCGCGCGAGTTCATGCAGCTAAAGCGTGGAAGCACGGTGTGGCCGACGAAGTGCTGCGACTGCGGCGAGCCCTTCGAGGATGTGGGCATTGGCGTGCGCATCAGCCTCGGTATTGTGGCAGATGTGCCGGTGCGCGAGACTGTGATGGTCGACGAGGTAGTCCCGCCACACTGCGTCTCGCCCGACGTGTTTATCTGCATGGAGTGCGCGGTGGAGTTCTTCGGCGCGCGTGACGCCTACTTCATTGTGGATATGGAGCTCCCCGAGCTATACGAAGAGGACGATGAGGAGGACCTCAGTAGCCGACCTTCCGCGCCGGCGTAGCCCGAGAGGGCTTTTGCTGGGGCAGGGGGTTTGTTGTGGGGTTAAGTGGGTCGCTTTGGTCCCCCCTGCGCTGCTCTAACATGCCCGACACAATCTGGTACAGCTGCGGGTTGGCCTGTGACATGCGCTGCAATACAGGCTGCTGCCGATCTGGCGGCAGGCTCCTTATGTACGCAGCCGCTCTTTTAGCTACGTAAGTGATATCCATGTTGGCGTTGCCAGTTGCCGGTCCGCGCTTCATGTCGGCCTGCCACGGAGGTAGGCCCGTCTGTGGCTTTGTGCGCCCATTCCTGGAGTACGCGGTCGCCCCGTCAGGGAAGCCGGGTGCCACACTATCACCTGTGATCGCTCCGTCTGGGAGCGCGCCGTTGGAGCTAAAACTTTGATTCGCTTGCGCCGCGAGCGTTGTCTGCTGCGCTTGCTGCGTCTCCGCCTCTGCCTCCTGCTGTAGCTTCGTCTGGAGCTTCTGGTTCTCCATCTGCCCGCGCGTCTGTTGCAGTTGCGATTGACCCTGATAGCGGGTGTTAATATCCATGATGTCGCCCTGTATGTGGGCTTGCTGCACTTGCATGCGACGCTGCAGCTCCAGCGAGCGGCCACGCTCCGCGTCCATCTTGCGGCTCTCGACCTCGGGGTCAAACCCGAGATCCTCCAGCAGCGTACGCTCAGAGAGCTTTTGCGCCTGTACGAGCTGGAAGTAGAGCATCGTCCGCTGCATATCATCCGCCATCTTGAATGGGCGGAAGTCGCCATCGATCGGCGGGTAGCCCATAAACGCTGCAATCTTGCCGAGGATAAAGTCGTACACGAGCTCGCGCTGATCGTCGATGTAGCCCAGGAACTTATTATGCAGCTGGAACATAGTTAAGTTTGTTCCGCTGAACTGAATACCCCCGAACACGAACTCAGGTGGGACGCCCATACCGGCGATGATGTGCTCCATCCACACACGATACTCTTGGTGAAGTATGAGCGCCCGCCCGTCGCCGCCAATGGTCTGCACACCGAGCGGGACGGGCATAATCGGGATACGGTTGGGGTCGAGCTTCCACTGCGAGAGCTGCTTAGTGATCTCCTGCTTCCAGTCTCCAAGATTGACCATCGAGTACGGATCTGATGTCGCAGTACCTGCCTGCGGGAATACGATACGCAGCGGTACTATATGCTCCTGTGCGATCGCCTCTTGGCTGCGGCGCAGAACGCCTAAGTAGTGCAGGTCTTTCAGGACAGGCATGACGAGCGGCACACCCCAGCCCATAGACTTCTGCGCCAGCGTGGGGCGCTTAAAGTGATATAGGTTATCCGCGCTCAGCATAACCTTGCGCTGCAGCTGTACTGCACGAATAAAGACCTCGGGGGTTGTCTCGATTCGCTCCTTGCGGCCCATACGGATCTCATTTTGGATCTCGGGCGGGATCTCGTAGTAGTACGTCGTCTTGCCGGTGAACGCGTCGTGTGACAGATCAATACGCTCGGGGTCCCACCTCAGTATCGTAATGTCGCGCACACTTTTTAGGTACTGATCGCGCGCCTTGGCGAACCCGACAAATCCACACTTGGCGCAGGTGAGCTGGTACTTCTGGCTCACCCACTTGTACTTCGTGCTCTTTGCTTTGATGTCGTGCGTGTGCTTGCACTCTGCGCAAGTCAGAAACTTGCGGAACGGGAACATCACGGACACGAACGCGTTTCCGTATGTGTAGTAGTCTAGGCCGATCTCAACGCGCGCGGCCTTCAGATTTATATTACGCACGATGCGCATGTACTTTTGGCGTAGTACGTCGTCGTCTGTTTTGAAGGTCAGGTCCGTTACAGGGTACTCTGCCATCTTAGTGATCGCAGAGTTCACCGCGGGGTTGGTCAAGTAATAGTACCGACACCAATGAAACAGGTTTTTAACCGACGTCGGTAAGTACGCCTGCCCCTGATCGAAAAATGGGTGCGGGTACTTAGGCGCGTTGCCTGCCCGCGCGTTATCTGCTCCGGTGACGGCGCTATACTGCGCGCCGCGGCCTCCATAACCGAGTGGGCGACTCATACCGCGTTAGATCCTGTCTGCCGCTGAACTGTGGTCTGTGGCTGCGTACCATCGCCTGCCTGCACGCCGCGCACTGCGGAGACGCCGCGATCGACGACCCTACCCGCGGCAGCGCCAAGCGACTGACCTATAAGTTGGCCCCCCATACCCGCTAGTACGCCGGCGGCCATGCCCCCGCCCATGCCCAAGCGGTTGGTGACGCTGCTCGGCACCGCCCCAAGCAAGTTCCCGAGCGCTCCGCCCGCAACAGATCCGAAACGCTCAGTCTTTGAGCGGCCGCGACCGGTGGGGTCAATGTCCTTAGTTGCCTCAAGAGCCCCAGGGGCGAGCTGTGTGGCCATTGCTAGGCGTGCGCCCATCGGCAGGTAACGTCCGCGCAGCCCCGCTCCCATACTCGCGTTTCCGCCCGTACCGAGCGAGTTTCTCCATGCGGCGGACATGACTCGGCCTGGTACTTTATGCAAACCACCTTCAGCGAGCTGGGCGGCGTTATGTCGCAGCGCTTTTATGTTCTGCGCGCCAGTGAGGCTATTCGCGCCAATCCCACGCGGGCTCAGGCGCGCAAGCTGCTCAGGCGTAAAGTTGCCACGCTGTATGAACTTGTCTAGCTCTGGTCCGCGCAGTGCCTGTATCTCACGTGCTGCGTCGAGGCCCGTCGTTTGCCCCGAAATAATCGGCGCTAGTCGTTGTGCTATATCGGACATCTCGGACCTCCTTTATATCTTTTTCATAGCGCGCCATCATACGCTTGCGCAAACTATTCGCGTCTAAGAGCTTCGCAACCTGCATATCGACCTGTGTGAGATCGAGCTGAATTGTGTCTAGGTCTAGGAGCGCGAGCGCTTCGTACTTTGACGCGATCGGCGCGTAGTCGTAAAGACTGTACCTCTGAATGCTCGCGCCTCGATTCTCAAGGCCGGCTATGGGTGCGTCTATGAGGACCCCATCTTCGTAGCGACCCACGCACAGATCGCAGCGACCATCTATAAGGTCGTCGAGCTCCCGCCCTCCGTGCTCGGCGCATGTGTACATTTGGGGGCACAGGTACGGCATTGCGAACGTGAGCGGGTCGGGTAGATACAAGAACTCGTCCGCTGCGGCGCACGCGGCAATGTACTTCTTTACGTCTTCCGTAAAAGTGACGATCCTACACATACGCAGCGCGTCGACAGTCACCGCACACTCCGCCGCGGTTAGGGGCTGGCGCAGCTCAAAGTTAGTCATATCGTTGTTAAACGCATGACCCACGTTCTCGAAGATTTCCCAGTCCACCCATGGACCAACCGTAGTGCGCGCTGCCTTGTACGCCGCGGCTTTGGCAGATGTCAGCTCGGTGATCGCGTATCCTGCAGCGCGAAGCTCATCACGTAGTGTGCGCTGTTCCCACGATAGCCACTCGTCGCCGAACAGCATGTCACAGCCCGCACCCAGCGCAACGACGTGCGTGACCTCGTCAGAGAAGAAATCACTTCTTAGCATCAGGTTGCCCGCCCTGCATGAGACGCTCGAGGCGCGCCGACGCCGGCTCGTATAGCTCCTCCCTCTGTATATCTCCCGCGATAGAGTAAGGAGAGAGCCCCGGCCCTGCGCCGCTCGGCACGACGTTGTCATTGATCATGCGCGCAATGATAGTTTTGTGTGGATCCGGCAAAGACTGAAAGACATCCCAGCCCTGCGGGGATGTGAGCGCATCGGCTATGTCCGGCTCGAAGTTACGAATCAGCGCCCCACGGTTCGAGCTCGGCATCATCCACGCTTGAAACTTCGCCCTGCTGAGCTGGTCACTAGTCGGGCCTATCCAAGTTTCGCCCTCGTCCATACTCGCGGCGGTCTTAGACGCCATAAACACGGAGTCGAACGGGTCGGGCACGCGCGAGTAGTCGCGTATATTGTGATAGCGATCGAAGTCGTCGAGCATCTGCATCTTCTCTAGCGCGCTCATGTGCATCGCGCTCTTAACTAGCTCCGCGAGCTCGTCATCGGCAGTCTGCCCAAGGATATAGGAGCGCATACGTATCGCAGGCTCTATCGATCGGGGGACTGCGTAGGCGTAATGCGCCACCTTCTCAGACACGGGCTCTCCGATTTCGGCGCAACGCGCCGCTAGCATAATCGCGTACTCAGACCGGTCCGCCGCCGAGAAGTGCTTATAGTACTCATCAAAATAGGCAGAGGCCGTCTTGACCTGCGTGCGTGTCTCTACGGGATACTTATTGAGCAGTTTCATTCTTCGCTCCGGGCGGGTCTGAATGGGGCGCATTACTGCGTGATAATAACATACCCTCCGCAGAAAGCGAGCGCTATGTAATTGTCGGCGATTCAACGACCCCCCTGCTACGGCAACCCAGAAGAGTACGAGGAGATGGAAGACGACTGCCGCTTCTGTCCCTTTCGTGTTGGTTGCGAGCACACAATTGAAGCGAGCGCGGCACCGCCCCAGGTTGTCGCGCATATTCCACCGGCGCGCGTTGCGCCCCCACCACCTGCACCAGCGCCAGCGCGCGTTGTGCAGCCCGTCCCCACCACAGGAGCCGCCCCGATGCCGCCCCCAAGAGCATACGTACAACCTGCTGCGCCGGCCACACCCGCTGCCACACAACAACCGTACAACTATAACTATGGCGCCGCGTATGCTCAGCGACCTGCTGCTGCTCCCGCCGCGGTAGTTCCTCCGGGCTCAACGGTGATCCGACCCGTTCGGTTCAACCACGAGAAGTCACTGCTACGACAGTACGGAACGTATGTTATGTTTGACGTGGCCGAGGTTATGGCAACCCGCGCAGCAGATCTTGTTCGCTCGTGCCGAGATCAATACGAGCGAGAGCTCATGGAGGGTGATGATTGAGGGTCAGTGAGGAAGTCCTCGCGGAGCATGCCGACCGCGTGGTCATCGATTGGCATTTTAAGTACCTGCCCAAGACCGCGGTCAATGTGCGCGTGTTGCGCTACGGACTAGCCTACGGCGACGCGCCGAGTGAGGCGGTTGTGCTCGAACACCATGTGCGGGTGCCGCTGCACTTTCCCGTGAACGTCACCGCGAAGTCGCACGTACTCGCGCAGCCGACGTTCCGCGCATGGGGCCAACTCACCGATCCCGTGACGCAGCTCCGCGCACATCAGCATGCGCCGCTTGAAGCGCTAAAGTCTCACGGAAGCGGCGTCCTCAACTTAGGGTGTGGCTACGGGAAGACTGTCGTAGCGCTACACTACGCTGCCTCACTCAAGACGCGCACGCTCGTCGTCGTCAATCAGCTAAATCTGCTGTCGCAGTGGGCAGGCGAGGCTCTTACACACCTCGGCATGGACAAGACCCGCGTCGGTGTTATCCGTTCCGGCAAGTGGGACTACGACAAGGACTTGGTCATCGCGTCGATACACACACTCGTCCGTACCCCGCCGCCGAGTGGCTTCTTCGATGAGTTCGGATTAGTGATCTTCGACGAGTGCCATCACCTCAGCGCGCCCATGTTCAAGTCGCTGGCATACAACTTTTCGGGCGAGCGTGTTGGGCTCAGCGCCACACCGGCACGAGAGGACGGGCTCGAGCAGATATTCCTAAATCACCTTGGGCCTGTTGTGTACTCTAAGACGGACCAAGAGCTCGTGCCGCGCGTAATCTTTGCGAGGACTCCGATACCCGCGTCTTTCTCGGACCGAGAGGATATCTGCGACTCTATCGGTCAGATCAATCACCGCAGATTGTGTGCGGCGCTTGGCGGCGACGCGGAGCGTGATCTGCTATGTAAGGCGTGGATTGAGGTGCTGCGTAGCGCGGGTCACCACGTGCTGTGCCTCAGTCACAGCGTCGAGCATGTCGAGCGGCTTGCTCGCGAGATCCCCGACTGCGGGCTCGCGGCGGGCAGCACACAAGCAGAGGAGCGCGTTGCTCAGATCAGCGCACACAGGGTCTCCGTCGCGACACTCGATATCGCAGCGGAGGCGCTGAATGTGCCATCGCTCAGCGCGCTGGTCGTGCTCACCCCGTTCGGCGCAAAGCTGCACGGTAATATTTTGCAGCAGGCCCTCGGCAGGATTCAGAGGAAGCACGCCGACAAGTTAGCGCCCGTGGCCGTGTTCATAGATGACCACGAGGTGGGCATGTGCAGAGGTCTGCTTAATCAAGTGAAGCGCGTCTTGCGCACGTGGGGATACGACTATGAAATCCGTCAACCCGGAGCTGAAGCAGCTCTATGATCAAATGCGCGACTGCCGAGCATGTAAGCTCTCAGAGTGTCGGCAGCGCGTTGTCTTCGGATCTGGAAACCCTAGAGCGAAGGTCCTGATTGTCGTTGATACGCCTTCAGAGGCCGAGGACCGCGTTGGTCACTACAACACCGCCGACATTCGATGGCTGGTGCATCTGTTCAGCCAGGCGCTGAACTTGAAGATGCCCATCGCGGCGGCGGCGGAGAAGTTCTTCGCAGAGGCGTTCATCACCCCCGCCGTGATGTGCCGTCCTATTATCATGGTGGGCGACGCGGCGGGCACGAGCAGAGACCCTAAGTGGTCCGACGTTAAGGCGTGCAGGGACCGCCTTACGCGCATGATCTACCAGATAGACCCGCATATCATCGTCGGCTGTGGTAAGTACGCGCTGATGGGTCTATGTGGGACGTCCTCCCCTCCTGCGGCGAAGACGGGGCGCCTCGATGAGATGCTCACAATCACAGTACAGGGAGAGCTCGGCGACGTGCACTACTCAGTAATTCCTGCCCCCGACCCTCAGGTAGCCAAGCGACGTGGGGATTATGATGACCCAAACGGCGTAGTGCGCGCCCTGGGCTCTGCGCTTAGCGCCGCGTGGGCAGTACGTGACACCCTTGAGAGCGAGGACCGCTAACAACAACGTCAGCGCGAGTTGCGCGTTAGGAGATGAATATGTCGACACAAGATGACGAGATCCTGAACCTTCGGTCGCAGCTACAAGACGCCACCGAGCGCTTCGCGAGCGGCGCGTGGCTCGACGACGTGGCAGATCAGACGCGAGTCGCAGGGCCCGATGCGTTTGTTCGCGCGGCGCGTCTCTTGTTTGAGCAAGAGTACTCTCAGCTAGAGAGGCTGCGCTCTGAGTTAGGTGCCCTCATCGAGAAGCGAAAGTTTGACCTGCGCGTAGGACTTCGCACAGGAACGACCTCGTACGACACGAGGCTGTGGAAAGTCACAGCGCGCGCCACGGTCGAGTACGACCTGGACAAGCTCGCCGCCGACTACCCTGATCTGCCCGACGGCGCGATCAAGGTATCCACGTCGCTCGTTAAGCGTAAAGTACCGGCCCATGTGCGCCTTGATGACTACGAGCGTGAGCGCAGCGTGACCTACGCTATTACGTACGCCGGTCAAACGTGGGGGTCTGATGACGATGCGGAACAGTGAGATAAGAGAGGGTCGGCCAAGCGTTCGCCTGACGATTAAAACCGCGCGTTGCGAAGACACATATACGAGAAACGTGGAGATCCCTATGTTGGAGCATCTTACAGGCGACGGCAAAGCTAAGGTCACAATGTCGTTCGACCTGTCGAACAAGAGCTACGGCACCGGCGCGAGCGTCATGTGCTCAGTTACGCTCACCGTGAACCAAGACGACGCCACTGTTGCAGAGGCGTTTGAGATGGCGCGCAACATCTGCGTAGACGAGACACAGCGCGCGTTGCGCGACGCGCAGGAGATCGCAGATGCACAAACCCAACGCGGTCGTTGAGCCGTACGCTGTCCAAATCCGCCTGCTACAAGAGCCCGGCTCAAAGCAGGTAAGCGTTCACTTGACGGCGCAGTGCCAAGTCCGCCTGCAGAATACGCGACCCGGCTCCGAGCCGCTCGTTGTCGACCTCTCGGTTGACGTGGACCCCGAGCTACGCGCCCAGGTCGAGCTGCTGTACTCAATACTGAAACGCCGCGTTGGCCTTACGATGGGGGAGGGGTAATGTCGCAGCTACTGGAGGATAAGCTCATCGCGCGGGTGCTGAGCGATGGGAGCGCACAGCGGGCCCTCTCGCTAGGCGTTGTTGACACGTGGTTCAACGACCCGATCTGCCGCGCGACGTGGCAGGCGATCGTTGAGCACGGCAACCGCCCTGCGACCCGCAACTCCGTCCCGTCGCTTGCGCGCTTGACGAAGTTGGTGCCCAGCTACGTGCCGATGCCGCGCGCGCCGGAGGAGCCCATACAGGAGATCATCGCAGATCTCAATGAGTCACGTGCGCGCGGGATCATACAAGCAGGTATCGTGGACGTGGACACGCTGCTCCGCACGCAGGGGGTCGAGATCGCCATCGCGCACCTGAGCGAGATAGCGAGAGATCTACAGCGCAACACGTTGACACCCTCGCACCTAGAGTGTGGCCTGTCAGATGCGATACCCGAGTTCATCTCAGACTACGAGCGCGTTGCTCAGGGGGGCGGGATTGTGGGCATACCGTTTCCATGGCACCCGCTCAACTCTGCGACAGGAGGCCTACAGCAGGGCACGCTCAACGTGATCTACGCGCCGTCGAAAAATGGTAAAACATGGATCGGGCTCGAGGTGGGCGTGGTGCACCCGTTCGAGGCGGGGAACGCGCGTTGTCTTATGGTAAGCAACGAGATGCCCATCAAGCAGATATGGCGACGCATACTCGCTCGCCTCTGTCGGCTTGAGTACGGGCAGGTGACGAGTGGCACAATTCCGCTCGACGCGCGTGACCGCTCCTTCGACATGCTGTCTCAGCTACAGGAGCAGCAGCTGCTCGCCATGCGGGAGGCTATGACGGGCGGCTATCGTGATATTATGGTGATCAAGCCGTCCATCGCCGAAGGCGGCGGCGTGAACGCGATCCGCAGCGCCATAGATAAGTTTCAGCCCGATGTTGTGTTCATAGACGGCCTATACCTGATGGCAGACGACCGTCAGCAGGGGAAGCGGGACAACGGGTGGCGCACCATCGCGAACATCACGCAAGACTTAAAAGCGCTCGCTGCAGAGAGCAACCTGCCAATCGTCGGGACAACGCAGTCAAACCGAGAGGGCGTCAAGCGCAAGGTCGGCGAGAACATGGATAGCTACGACGATATAGGGTTTGGGCTGGGCGCGATACAAGACGCAGACCTAGTCATGCGCCTACAGAAGATCGCGGGCCGCGAGGGCGAGGACCGCATCTTGGTGACGCTGCCCGCGGTACGTGAAGCCACGGTCGATGCGTTTACGCTGCGCTTCAAGCCGGTCATCGACTTTGAGCTAGACATGGTGAACGTCACGCCAGAGCAGCTCCAGCAGATGACGATTGAGCCGGACGAGGAGCCGCCCGTGGCGCAACAGCAGCGCGGACGACGCAGGCGCAGTGACGCCGCAACAACGGAGGCTGAGGGGTTCACCCTCAGCGGAGCTTGGAACGATCCCTTCAGCGGAGACTGATATGCAGCTGCTTGACCTTGTTGAGCGTGGCGTGTTCGGTCCTATGTGGTCACGCGAGGGCGCCGAGGTCAAGATACAGTGCCCCTCCCCTGACCACGATGACCACAACCCGTCGTGCTTCCTGAACCTCGAAAAGCAAGTATTCAACTGCTTCTCCTGCGGCGCGCGCGGTCATGTAACCAAGGCGCTGCGCTGGCTAGGACTGCCCGTTAGCGACATCGCACAGCTCGAGTTGAGCAAGCTTCCGCAGTACGTACCCCCCGCGCCGCCCCTCGTCTACTTAGATGACGTGGTGCTCGGTGCTTGGGACTATGTGCCGTACCAATGGATCGATGCTGGTCTCGACGAGCAGATACTCGCTCAGCATCAGATAGGATATGATTGTGTAAATCATAGAATCACCGTGCCTATACGCGACAGGTATGGTAGGTTGTTATGCGTCAGTGGACGCGCGACGCAGCCTGGCCAAGAGCCGCGTTATAAGATATACAAGACCGAGCTCGGAGACTGCCTACCTGACGGCTACAAGCCGCGTAAGGGCGCCGTACTCTGGCGGCAACATATGCTGCCCCCCTCCGATGAGGTCATCGTAGCGGAGGGGTTCAAGGCAGCCATGTGGCTCGTCCAGCACGGCTACCACAGCGTGGTGGCTACGATGGGCAAGAACGTCACAAACGAGCAGGTCGGTCTGCTGTGTTCACTGCGGCGGCGCGTCTTTATCTTCTTCGACGAAGACGAGGCGGGTCGCAAAGGCTCCAAGGAGCTAGGGATAACGCTATACCGCAGTGGTATTGACGTGCGTTACGTCACCTACACCGACGGGAAATCTCCCGACGACCTAACACCGTGCGAAATCGCACACGCACTCTCTGAGGCACAGCCTCATCTACTTTGGAGACAACGACATGAGCAACTGGTTACATCAGGCACGCTACTACGACAAACCGGCCAAGGAGCGCGGGGGCAACAGCAGCAGCGGCGGGATCAAGTTCAACCCCGCGTGGCAGTCCGAGATCATGCTCACGCAAAACCCGCAGCGCCTCCTGTTCGTCCCCGGCGACTACGCGGGGTATCAGAACCCTGATATCAAGGTGCCGTACTGGGAGTGGGCGCGGCACAACTTCAAGGACGGCAACACGTTCCGCTCCTTCCTCTGCCCCCGCGGGACCAACCGGAAGATCCCTTGCTCCGCATGCACCATGCAGTACGACGACAAGGACACCCGCATCGCGACCCGCCGCGTCAAGTACTTCACCGTGATTTCGTTGGAGTACTGGTACAAGTTTACGAACCAGTACGGCGACGTGAGCTACAAGATGCCGCAGTCGCCCGCCGAGGAGCGCCGCTTCGCGCAGGAGGGCGAGCGCGTCTTCGGGCGCAAGGGCTACATCGGGCTCGGTAGCGGTCACGCGGAGCAGCTCTTTGATCTGATCGAGCAGATCTCAGGCACGTGCACAAACTGCCTGGTGCCGGGCGAGAAGAACGGCAAGATCACGCCTGCGCGGTACACGTGCGGTAAGTGTGGCCATGTGCAGGT